CCTGTACCTGGATGTACTTCTGGAGATAATAGTGCAGAAGCTCCCTTCAATACAACACTAGTTGAACTAGTCTGACCTACAACAGCCTCACTATTTTGGAATAATTTATAACCAGTCTTAGAATTTTGATGATAATAAATTTTACCAGTAGCAGTGTCATTCTCAACAACATATGCCTGAGCGCCAGATGTTCCACCGACGATTAATTCATCCACTAAGTAACTTGTAGTAGCCGCTGCAAAGTCTAATGCCTTTAGAGCTTTAAGACTAGCTGCAGTTGCGATAGCGCCTGGGCCATAGACTTTAGGATTTCTAACAATAGTAACCTGTCTGAAATCATTACCTACTGTAAGATCACCACCTTCGTTACCGGTAAGTTGACTATTTAATCCTATGAAGAATGCACCAAGTTCTTTAATTGGTTGCACTCCGTGTCCAGTTTCTGGAGCAATAACAGCTCTAGCAGCTGCATCACCTGCACTGAAAGTAATATCAGCAACAGTGTAGTTAGTACCCTTATTGGTAATTGTAATACCGGTAATAGAAGTACCAGACCTAACTGCTGTAGCAGTAGCACCAGTACCGTCTCCGGTAATAACTACTGTTGGAGTAGTTGAATAACTACCAGCCGCAGTGACTTCTGCTCTCTCAATACCTGCAGCAGTAGCCGAAGATAATGAGGCCTTTTGGTTAAGATATTGTGCATAGTCGGCTTCAGAAAGTGCAGCCTCGGCAAGAGCATCAGTAGCATAGGCAAGGGAAACAGTCTTGACTGGCATATATGAAGTAGTTAAGAATTTCTCTGCATCAGCAACTGAAATTGTAAACATATACTTCCAAATGTATCCATCAGATTCAGTAGTTGGAGCAGTAAGTGTTTGTGTCGGTTGAATAGTAGATACCGAACCACCTGCTTTAATACACTTATAACACTTAAATTCTGATGTTAAAATATAGAATTTCTTATCGAAGATAGAACCATCATCTGAATCCCAAGCGTGATAACTCACATCTGACGCCCAAGTATATCTTGGAATGACATGAGACACATCTGCAGTTCCGATTAATTTCATACCTATCATATTCTGAGAGGCCTCCCCTAATGCGTCTAACGCATCAACTGGAGTAAAGGGTGTGGTATCAGTTGTATCTGATGTGGTTAAAGACCATACATCAGCTTTTCCGATTCCTACATATACACTAGTTGCGGCATCAGCTACATCTTCTTTAAAATTCTCGGCGTTTATTACCCTAAAATTTGATGTTACTATAGCAGTCATTTTGTTGTTTCCTATTAATTAGTATGAATAAAAGAATTCACATTACTATTATTTATAATGGTTGTATCAGTACTATTTATCTGAACACTACTTAATGTTTTCAAAGTTTCATTATATCCATAGCGTTTAGCACTGTTTAGGTAAGTATTACCCTTTCGATTAAAGTAGTTATTTTGTGGTTGGGTCTTAGACCTATCCGATAAGTGATTAAGTAGAAGAATAAGAATTGGTTCAATATTCTTTGCCCTAATTTCGTTATTAGCGTTAGAGTCAATTCGTACATTAGGATTCCTTGTGTAACCAGAACCCGCAGTAGTAATATTATAACCATTAATTTCTTTGTCACTATTTAATGTGAATGTTGCTACAGCTTGTACATTAGAACTAAGAAGAACACCAGCTGCATCTTTAGCAGTAGGTTCTGCTATTACAATAGTAGGTACACTAGCATAATTTTTATCAGCGGCACCTGCAATATCAATAGCTGCCAAAGATCCTGAATTAGAATTAGCGGCTACGAATCCGAACACTTGTGCAAAATTACTACCACCACTAGTAATAGTAATATTATCTACATCCAATCTTCCCTGGGCATCGATGCCTATTGAAATATTAGGTGTCCCTATCGTTTGACCTGAGATAGCAACACCATTAAATGTTATTGCTGGAGCAGATGAATAACCAAAACCTGGATCACTTATTTCAAGTCCAGTAATGATTCCATCAGTCTTCGCTGGGGTAAACGTTGCAGTCTGGCCTGTAAATGAGTGAGAAGTTCCCGAACCAACACCTGCGATGTTTATAACAGCACCGCCTTGAGTAGCGGATAGTGTAACCTCATTGGAAGTATTTGTTTTTATAAATACTGTTCCACCACTTGTCAAGCCGCTTATTGAAGTACCACCACCTGAACTATAAACTACTTGAGAATTTACAGGTAATGCTGCAGCTTGTGCAGAAGTCAACTTAATAGTATTATCTGTTATGTTAACAATACCAGTTCCAGCAACCTCATCATCACTTCCATCAAATACTATAGCTGCTGGTGCCGCGGCTACCATAGCAGGTGTATTATAATCTTTACCACCACTAGTAATACTAATACCAGTCACAGCACCTGCTGCTACAGTTGGGACAAATGTACCTGCAGTAAATCCTGAAGGTGTTCCAGTATCAGAAGAAGTTATAGTCGGTGCAGTTAGGTAACCACTACCACCTTGGATAACAGATACCGATGTTACAACACCATTAGTAATTTTAGAAATAGGAACACTAATTGTACCACTTCTGTGTATTTTAGATTGTATTGAAGGTAAAAATACTGAAGCAAAGGCTTCTACTAGCAATGGTAAATCTTCAATACCAATTGCACCTGGCTGCCTTTCTGGCATAGCAGATAATACTTTACGGAATAAAGTATCGCCTTCGGTTACATCTTCACCAAGAATAGCCTTACTTAATTCTATAATAATAAGAATTTCACCAAAGAATTTAAATCCAGCAGGGTGTACTAATCTATTAAATACATTTTCCCAAGTGGATACATTCTGGCCTGTTCTAATAAGATATGAGAATTTCTGATACCTTAAAGAATCTTGTATCTTAATAACATTAGATAGTTGGCCTTTATTGTCCAGATACTGACCACCTCTAGGCAGTGCAGCATTAACGTCCCAATTACCTGAAGATGGAATTAAAGTTTTATCCCATGGATACTGTACTTCCACTTCATCATCGAATAGTAGTCTAAAGAACACTTCAATAGAATCTGCTGAACCACGAATTTTATAGTAGTCAACAATATTCTTATACAGGTTTCTTTTGTTAACGGTAATGTTTCTTGGTATTACTGATGCAATTTCTTTCTGCATTAACTCCAAGAATTGAGCTGAATTATTATCAATATCCATTGCCCGTTCAATGTTATTAAGTACATGAGAAGGACCTGGGCCGACCCAATGTTTAATAGGAGTATTTAATTTTGCAGTAGAAGCGTTATGTGCAGCTAGGCCAAGAACCTGAAAGGTCTTACCAATCTCTGATGTTTCTAATGCAAGAGAACCTGGTAGTTCATTACCATTAGATATGTTGACATTTACATCGTTTAGTGATATAGTAGTAACAGTACCTGCGGCATTTGTCACAGTCATTGTAGAATCTGCACCCTGCTCATCTGTAAAGAAGGCATCATTTTCATTCTTAGGATCTGATATTCTAAATACTGCTTTACCGTCTAGTACAACATCTTGGAAGTTTTCATTCTCTGCATAAATAAACTCATCTAAATTCATAAATGTGTAGTATGCTTCTAACAGCTGTTTTATACCGGCAGAGTTCTCTAAAATTTCTGAAGGTATTAGTGAGTCTACTCTGAGTTTTTCTTTACTCTTACGAGTAGAGGACGCAGTAGACTCTATATATCCAGGAGAGGATATATCGTTAGAATAAAAAGATGAATTCTTTACGGTCATTATCTTAATCTCGATGGAGTAGTGTAATTAATAGTTCCTGTAGAGCCTGATACTGCGATGGTGTCAACGGCCGGAGTAACCTTAACTCTTAGTGAATCGATTGCAATCAACTGGTCTCTCTTAGGAGCTAAGTCCAAAGAATTTGGCGTTACAGTAATACGAATAGTATCAGTATTATATGCAGTAAAGTTATTAAGTGTGATTATACCCTTATCTGGATTTATTGTACCTGCACCATTTATAACCGTTACATTAACACCGTCAACTATTTTATAAATTATAACTTTTCTGTTCTCACTGCCTACGATTGGAATATCTCCGAAGTAATGGTCAATAGTTCCTGAATACGCCAACTTAAACGCTGTTGATGTAAGAATAAAATCAGTAGATGATCCTGACTTATAAAACGGCGATGTAAATTTCAATTCATGGTTATTAGTATTCTCTACAATGGACGGCGTAATTGTCATAAACATATACGGTCTTACTGTAGAGTTTTGAATAGATGGATCTGATGCATCAATGAGTGTTGTAATTTGTGAATGCCTAAACACACCATCAAACTTATTCAACTGGTTAAAGTTATAATCAGAAATAGTATCACGCACAACAGAAGTTAATTCTACTGATGTTCTATCGGTAAGGTTAGGGTTATACTTAAAGAACACATCTAGTTCTAAGTAAGTATAATTAGGATCTACAATATATGGTGTAATAGAAACTACGCTCTTACCTTTAAGAATAGTACCCGTAATCTCATCCTTTTCTGCTTGAGATAATGTCTCTGCAACAATAGGTTTAATAGAGATATATGCAGCACCATAATCTGGCGGATCTTGGTCTTCACCACCCCAACAAGAGATAGAGGCAATATTTGTAAATTCTCTTTGTATGATCGACCTATAATCATCTGATGTAACAGCTCTATTCTGAGATGTAAATGTCAGAGGTGCGTTGAATCTAATTGATTCAGAAGTTTCTTGGTCTGCACCACCTGCAGCTACCGATACCGTAGTTACTACCGAACTACCAAACCCACCAATAGAATCAGACAGAGTAAACACGTTAGCGCCGTTAGATTCATCTCCCTCGGTGAAAACATAGTCAAGAGTAATAATATTATTGTTCGTTGGTTTTCTACCAGTAACACCATCACCGAAATAAATTTCATAATAGTTACTAGCATTTTCTTGTAGATAGAATACTTTAGACTTAGCATCAACATTCAATAGTGTTTCAAACCTTGTATAAATATCGAATGCTGTAGACTCTTCGTTCTCTTGCACTCGTACTCTTAATGTACTTGTATCTGCATCAGAGTCCGACAGTTGGAATTTCTGATTCTCAATATCATTGTCTACTCTATATTTAAGTGTCTTATAATAACCTTGGGCAATAGCTGCCGCAGTAAAGGTGTATGTAGATGTACCACTACTGGTTACTAGAGGAGCAGTTTGAGTTTGTAATGTAACGAACTGAAATTGTTGTTGTGCTACTGTAGTACTCAACTTAGTGCCACGGGGCATAGTTAAGTTATTAGGCTTAGTTCCCACTTCACTAGTAACATCAATAACAATATTAACTGATGCTCTAGGTGAGAGAACAGACCGAGGGACGTATCCCAGAAGTTTAGCTCTTGTGACTACGTTACCACGAATCTGTGCTGAGTCCAAGAATGCTTCATTCAATGAGAAGTGAGCTGCCATTGCATTATAGTGTGTATTATAAGCCAATACATCAAGTAGAGTACTAAGACCAGACCCTTCAAAGTTATAATCATTAAACTCAGATTGGGTTTTTAAATAATTTTTAAGATTCTGTTTTATCTGGTCAAAATCTAATTCTGTTACATTTAAGTTACTCGCCATGGGTTACCTCAACCTTCTTAATACGATTTCGACCGATTCATTGGTATCGAATTCTTTTATTTTAAATATTACTGTAATGTTGTATGCATTCGAGTCTTCTTGGTATTTTATTTCAATACCTAGTATTGTTACTCTTTGCTCATATTTTCCTATAACTGATGCTATGTTTTCTCTCAGCGCAATATTTGTAATAGCATCGGCTGGTTCAAATAGTAGTGCTCTTAAATTTGCACCTATATCCCTACTAAAAGGTCTTTCATAAAAATTACTAAGCAACAAATTCTTTACCGAATTCTTAATAGCGTTATCATCTTTTAACGGAATTATATCCTTTCTAATTGGATGTAATGTTAAAGACAGGTCTAAGTCTCTCCAGCCCTTTACTCGGGAGGTGATCCTCGCTTTCTTTAAATCTCCCGATATACTTCTATCGGATAGTATTGTAGGTGAACTTGCCATAGTAGTATTTATACCTCTTCTGCCACTGTTAAGGTTGGAATTTCACTTACTGCATTTTGAGCTGCTGCCGTTATAGATGCCGGAAGTGTTATTGTAGGTGGGAAAGATATTAACTTCATAAAATCACAGAAGTCAAATGTGATCAGTGCAGTCAAGGCACCTAGTCCTATCGCATCTAAGAATGCTGTTATCTTTTGCATCCATGTCTTTAATAAGAATAGTTCCCACTCTTCAGCAAATTGTCTTGCTTTATTCTTTAATCGTTCTCTATCATAGCCTTCTATTTCAAGGTTATTGTCTGGTGTTTCACCTAATAAACCTTCTAAGGTAAACCCAAACACTGATATAGATTTTAATTCCTCAACCGTCTTATCTTTAATAAGTGTCTTTACATCAAGTTCCTGTAAGTCCGGTAAGTCAGGTAAGCCAAGTGGACTCCATACAGAAGAAAAATCACTTATCAACGCACCGAAACCTCCATGCATTAACTGATTCATTTTCTTTTTTATTTCTGCCTGAAAATAATCAAACACTGCTTCGGCTTTTAATTCTTTTGTTTCAAACTTATCATAATTTTTATATTCTTCTGGAAGCATATTATAAAATTTATCTGCTTCTGCCCTGATAGAAGTTTTTATGGTTGAGGGATCTTCAAACACCTCTACTATATCAAAAGTAATACCCATAATGGTTATGTTAAAATCAATTGGTACTAAAGTTTTAATAAGAGCTAACATTTCTGTTTGAATATACATTGGATATTCTGTAACTAATTTATTCATCATTATGTCCCACTCTTTTTCTGGGAGACTTATCTTTTCAAACTTAGGATCATACTTATCAAGTAATGGTCTTATACTATCCAACTGTGCTTGTATATCTTCTGCTATTTTAATATATTCTGCAGCTTCGTCTTGCGCTGTAGTAACTGCTAATACTTTTAATTTATGAGGGTATACTGCTAACCCTCCAAAATAATTAGAAAGACTGCCAGGTGTAGGTAGTAATACCGCCGGACACTCTAGCGCAGGTAATGTTAAGGCCGGTGCTGCCATTATACAACCGTAGTCTTAATGGCAGATATTATTCTTATGGCACCTTGCGAATCAATAGTTGTAGTGCCATTATTAGTGATAGATAAATTACTATCTTTATCAATCTTTATTACTGCGCCCTTTGCATGTGTAACTGTAATAGTTTCATCTCCTGATTTATTTTCTAATTCTATCTTGTGTCCTGCTTTAGAATTATAAACTTTATTCGTAATAGAAGAACCTGCAGGAATATCTTGTGTACCTTCGGTCTGTGTCGCAATAGATCCTATTACCATAGGGTCTTGTGCAGAAGGACCATCTCTAAAGAAACCTACTACCCATGAACCGATCTCTAAGTGATGGTTACTACCGTTACCTTTTATTGATGCATTGGTAACTGGCATTACCACTGTTGCCCAAGGCAGTTTAGTAGTATCAGTAACGCCGTCATAGAACCCTAGACAATGTACCTTTACTCTGTTTAAGTTTAGTGGGTCATCAATTTCTTTTACAATGCCAGTAAACCATTCAAATTGTCCACCTATAAATTCATCAGCCTTCATTCTCTACTACCTCTACTGCTTCCTTTTTACCATCTAGTTTTAGAATATCATTTAAATCTGCACCGAATGAATTTGATTTTAATTCAACTTGCTGAGTGTATTCGTCAGAAAATTTATGAATGATAGATGCAACTAAATATTTACCAGACTGCATTTTATCTATAGGGTCGAAAGCATAATCCTCGGCCCCTGTTTTATTCATCTGTATTTTTACTATCTGTCCAGATTCTAATTTAAAATTTCCTGCAATCACAATGTCGTGTACAATAGTATCTTCTGTAGATAAATATGCTTGACATTTACCCATACTTTCTATAGAGGGGTCTTGAAAATTAAATTGTTTGTCTCCGTATGCCAAGGAGTTACTAGAAATAAAATAATTCTTACCTGATGATACTTTATCTATAGGTTGTCCACCATACTGATCATTATTATTTCTTTTAGGGAATGGATCAAAGGCATTTAATTTCTTAACATCTTTATAATTATATTTTTGACCGGCTACTTTATAAGTTTTAGTAGCAATATCAATGGATCGTGTTGTAGATGCAAACGCACCCTCTCCACTCGCAACATACTTTGATAAATTAAGATCGGATGATAATTTTCTAATTCGCCTTGAAGTTTCTGTAAAGTACTCATCACTACCGATAGTAGATTTTAAAACAGGTGAGTGAATATATGTTGCTACTACATCACTAGCTGCAAAATCCTCATATGACTTATACTTTACCTTACCTTTTAAAGTTTCATAAAAATAAAAGGGCGCACCAGTAGTAGTAAATGAATTATAATTCAACCATTTAATAGCTGCTAGCGGCCGTAACTTAGGTATAATACATTTGATATTCTTATGAGTGGACGTATTAACATCTAATTCTTTTAAAGCTATCATTAAATCGGAGGAACATATATTTTTTATAATAGAACCAATAGTACCTTCTTTAAACTGATCTAAGGTCTTGGTATTATTAACATAGGCATGTTTAGAAACACAACGCAATACATAGCTTGCCGATCCATTTCTTTTCCTTGCGTAATCAATTATCTCCGAAATATAAAAGGTATGTTTATGTTTTTCTGTATCTTTTGTATCAAGACTCTTTCTCTTAATAAGCAGATCTATCTTCTCATCTCCATTAAGTTTTGCCGATTCAAATAGATTAACACCATCCATAATAACCATTTCAGCATCAATAGAGGCCGAGTATATACTTTCAGTGATAATAATTTCTGTAACGATTTGCCCAATCTCAAACTCAGATCCATTACTAGCAGTGAGAACACATTTAGATAGTATGTATGATCCGGGAGTAACACCCGCTGTTCCTATTAGTTTGGTAGTATTTCTAGTCATTGTTTATTAGTTCTTCAAATTTATCAACGAATTGACTTATGTATTCGGGCGAGATAACTCTCATTTGAGACCTCTCGTGATTAGATGATTCCAGATGAGCTCTATTAGTGACGATACTTAATAATCCAGATGCATTAGCACCGTTAATATGTAACCCATTATCTGATACTCTTTGCTCACTATCACTGGTTAAGTAGTAGTAGTATGGAGCATCTATATATTTATAAACCTTAAGAGTATCAACGGAATCTTCACTTGTACCACCAGTAACAACTTCTGTTGTATTTGGACTAGCATCCGGATCTCCGATAAAAGTACCTGTACAATTCTGAACAATTAATTGATTTAAGTCTATAAGTTTTTTAGTAAGAGTACCTGTGGCAGAGTTAGTAGAACCAGTAAGTGTTTCTCCCAATTTAAATCTACCAGATAAAGAATTTTCATGGTCGGTAATTAATAGGTCAGAATTTCTTCTGATAACAGGTTGAGTAGTAATCGCAAACCCATCGTATTCTGTTATCATATACTCATGCAAATCTTCTTGTGACATAGGCCATGAGGCAAGTCCATCATGTAGATATTCATTAATAATAAAGAATGTCCAATAGTAATCGGGAGTTCCATATAATCTTTGAGAAACAATATCAGGTCTTTCTCCATTTTTTATTTCATAGAAAGTATATGCAGCAACATCATCAATAAATTCTCTCAGCGGCCTAACAGATCTGTATATATTAACAACATTCTGTAATATGCCAGATTTATTTAAGTCATATCCTACTTTTGGAAATAATTTAAAAAATGCCATTACTCTTCTCCTTTCTCTTTAGGTACTACTGCGTATAACTCTTCGCGTGTAAGAGCTTTAACTTCTTGGAAGGTAAGTGCTATATCAATCTCTACTGGTTGTCCTTTATCGTGAAATGCATTAGTAGTTGAGTTATATGTGGTCTGCAAACTTAATAGATAACATTCTTTAATGTGTGGCATAAATTTATTTGGATCTTCGCCGTTAAAGAAATCAATCTTAAATCTCTCTGGATATTTTAATTGTGCTGCTCCAGTGGACTCTGGATACATATTATCTCTAAAGAAGTTTTCAATTACTAGTGCTATATCAGCTTCTTTACTATTCTCTGAGACAAGTTTAAAGGTGAAGCCGAAAGACCTAATACCACTTCCAGTATATTGTGTCTCTGTATATGGGTTAGATGCAATACCAGTTCTTAATCTAGTTAGTCCACCGGCCATTGCTCCTATACCACCTGCTTGAGGAATGACCGATGACGCTGCAAGGCCAGCCATATCAGCCATTAGTCCCTTTGCATCAGCTTCCGTTAGAGTCTTATCGGCTTTCATTATGGCTTCTATACCACCAGTTATACCTAAATCAATACTAGTATATGCTGCAGCGTCTGGTACCGAGAACCCCATAGGAATAAAAAGATGTACCGAAGCGCCTGGTGGCTCACCCGACTTTGCCGCGATCATGAATCTAACATGAGGCATTCCAGTATCCGCCTTTGCTCTAAGAGACGCGGGAAAACATATTGGTGCGGATGAATCTAGATCTGTTGTAGCCATGGACAATTACCCTTATAAATAATAATTTACTATAAAGGTATTTATAATGGCTTACAGAGGGAAATACACAATTAAAGACAAACGAAAGTATATGGGTGATGCCAGTGCAGTCGTTTATCGTTCACTATGGGAGAGACAAGCATTTAAATGGTGTGAGTCCAATCCTAGAGTTAAGAAATGGAATAGTGAAGAGGTTGTCGTTCCGTATAAGTGTAAAACAGATAACAAACTTCATAGGTACTATGTAGACTTATTAATCGAGCTTGATAACCGAGAGATTATATTAATTGAGATTAAACCAAAGAGTCAAACAATGCCACCCAAGAAAGGTGCTCGTAAAACCAAGAGATATATTAATGAGGTTACATCTTACATTAAGAATACATCCAAGTGGGAAGCTGCACAACAATATGCAGACCATAAGGGATGGAAGTTTCAAGTGTGGACCGAGGACACTTTAACCAATCTTGGTATTAAACTAATAAAGGGATAGTATAAATAGTAGTATGTCTATATTCGATAAATTAAGTGCAGCAGCCTTCCGAGCAGGAATCCAATCAAGGACTCCTAAATCAGAAGAATGGTTTACCAATAAGGTGAAAGAACTCGCTATTCCTGCAAGAGGTAAACTTCTTAAGGATGATGCATTAGAGAAGCAGACTAAAATTCGTGTGGGTGATATGATTATGTATTTCTATGACCCTAAGACGAAAGATACTCTACCTTATTACGATAAATTTCCATTAACTATTATTGTAGGGCCAGCACCAGGCGGATTCTATGGATTAAATCTCCATTATGTAAACCCTGTTGCTCGTGCAAGATTATTAAATGAATTATTTAAACTCGCACCTAAAGATTTAAAACCAGATACTCGTTTAAACAGATTAACATATGATCTATTAAATGGTGTTAAGAAGTACAAAGAATTCGAGCCATGCTTTAAAAGATATTTGGTATCACACGTTAAGTCTCAGATGTCAAGAGTACCTATGACAGATTGGGAGACAGCAATATATCTACCAATACAACAATTTAAGAAGAAGAGTGCTAGGTCTGCCTGGGCTAATTCAAGAAAAGTTTACCAAGGGGGTAAATAATGTCCATTGATAATTTAAAAAGTACAATAGGTAAACGTGGAGGCCTTGCAAAGGCAAATAGATTCCAAGTTTTCTTTACACCCCCACAAGGTAGTCTATTAAGTGCACAAGGACTATTAGGAGCACTTACATCTGGTGGTGGACTTAAATCTATGATTAATGACCCTAGGGATATTTCTCTATTATGTGAGAATGTAACACTACCCGGCCGACAGATAACAACATTAGATTATCAAGCAGAAAAGCAGGCAGTAAAGATACCGTATTCTTTTATAAATGAAGATGTGACGTGTTCATTTTTACTGACCAATGATTACTATATGAAAACGGTATTCGATAGCTGGTTAGAATCAGTCTTTGACTCAGGATCATATCGTGCAAAATTTAAAGAAGATTTTACTTCAGATGTTGTTATACAGCAGTTGAATGAAAAGAATATTCCAGTATACGGAGTTAGGTTAGAGAAAGCCTTTCCTACTACAGTAACTGGGATCACTCTGGACAATAATAGTGAAAGTGCAGTCCAGAAAATTAATGTAACATTTAGTTACGATAACTATGTACCAGAGGGGCCGTTGTCATCCACAATGTCCGCATTTAGAAGCGCGTTGCCTTCTGGTCTTATATAATTTAGGAGATTATAATGGCATTACCAAAGATGGCTGTTCCACGATATACGGTTGAATTACCGAGTACTGGGGAAAAGCTAAATATGAGACCTTATTTGGTCAAAGAAGAAAAAGTTTTAATGATAGCACTAGAGTCCAATGACCCTGTGCAAATAAGTCAATCAGTAAGAACTATTATACAGACCTGTTTTGAATTAGATTCATTAGACGAATTAACTGTATTTGATATTGAAATGTTATTCTTACAGCTGAGAGCAAAATCTGTTGGCGAAGAGATGAAAATACAAATTAAATGTAAAGGCGATGAGTGTGCTACAATGAATCCATTGTCAATTAACATTGATGATATTAAGGTTAGTAAACCAGAAGATTCCGATGGTGTTATTCTATTCGGTGACGAGAATGGTGTAGGGGTTAAGATGAGGTATCCATCGGTTGATGTTATCTCTAAGATAAACCCTGAAAATCTAGGATCGGTTGAAGGTATTATGGATCTTGTAGTTGATTGTATTGATACTATCTTTGACAATGATAATGTATACAATGCAAAGACAGAGAAACGAGTTGACTTAGTAGAGTTCATTGAAGGTTTAAGCTCAGAACAATTTAAATTAGTTCAAGCATTTTTCCAGGACACTCCAAGTGTATCATATAGTACTAGTTTTTTATGTAGCAAGTGTAAGTTGGATAACGAAGTTGAATTGAAAGGACTTAATAGTTTTTTTTCATAGGCCTCTCGCATGAAAGTTTAGAAAACTTTTATCAAACCAACTTTGCTTTAATGCAACATCATCATTATAGTTTAACTGAACTAGAAGATATGATACCATGGGAGAGGCAGATATATGTTGCTCTATTGAAACAATATATAGAAGACGAAAATTTAAAACAGAAACAGAAATCCAAACTTTAGTGGATACAGAGGAAAGTAATGACCGAAGAAAATAAAACACACCCAGCCGATACTAATGGTGATGGCAAGGTGTCTAAAGAAGAGCATGATATGTTCTTAGAGTTCAAAAGAAAAGAACTTGAAGACAACGATGCTATGAGAGATGCCCAGCGTCAGATGACATGGTTCGCTTTATTTGGATTGTTATTATATCCATTTGCAGTAGTACTTGCATCATTAGTAGGATTAGATGAAGCACAAAAAACACTAGGTAGTATGGCACCAACATATTTTGTAGCCGTAGCTGGTATTGTAGCAGCATTCTTTGGTGCACAAGCATACTCTAAAAAATAGGAATGACCGATGAAAGATAACCCTACACCCCCAGAGAATGGCGCCAGTTTAGAACAACTAGTTGAACTGATGACTGCCAATAACGCCTCTACCACAGAGATAGAGCGCGATGGTAGAAATACTAGAAGGCACTTATTGGAGATGAAAAAGATCCAACAAGCTTCTTTGGATATGAGTGATAGTGTTAATACCGGTTTTGAAAATTTCTTTGAAATAATGAATGCCAATAAACTAGGCGACAAAGAAGATTCCAGAGAAAGATCAAGCATCTTTGAAGAAATCCGAGATGAATTAAGAGAAATGCGTGCATCGGGTATACCACAGAATGGTGGAAGTAGTGGTTCATCTGCTGGCGGCATGATGGGCGGTTTCGGCAAAATGCTAGGT